ATAGCAAGGAGGATTAAATGTCTCACAAAAACCAAATTGAAATTTACCAATTTAATAGTCGTGCAAAATATTGGTTAGTCCGAGCTGAAGGTGGCAAATATTACGATGATTTCAAATACAACCACTTCATCTCTATCCATCACAACAGAGTCACTCTTGCTGATTTGCAGACAACCAACTTGCTTCTCACAACAGAAAAAACCATAGAACACTATAAGCAGCAAATAATAAGAGTATATGAAGGTGAAGAACTCTCAAAACACCAAATCACGTTTACTGCTAAACGCCTCTATAGCTTTGTAGAAGATATGAGTATAGGAGATTACGTTGTAGTACCATCATTTAAGTCGAACTATTTTTTGATTGGACAGATCACAAGCGATGTTTATGAAAAAGACTTGCCAGATGAGCAAGTAACACCAAATCACGATTATGAACAATCGGACGATATCAAACGTCGAAACGTCAAATGGATTAATGAGGTCCCACGTAGAAAAGTAAATTCAAAATTTCTATACAGTACACTGACAGTTCATCACACTATTTTTAATATCACAGATTTATCTAGATATATCGATGGTCTAGTTTCACCGCTTTATTTCAAAGATGGGAAATTACACCTCTGGTTAAGAGTTAACACCAAAGGACCTATTACTTCGAGTATGTGGAAAAATCTGTATTCTATTATCGACGAATATAAGAATCCAGAAATTGATGAAGAAATCATCGCCACATCAAATGTAGAAAGTCCCGGAGAAATAACATTACAGTCCATCGGACAATTCATATCTGATAACCATTGGATGATAGAATCGGGTTTAATAGGTCTCAGTCTCTTATTTGGTGATGTTGAGTTCACAGGTGTTAAAATGAAAGGACTTTTCCCTTATTTGCAACAAAGAAAAACAGCCAGATTGGAAGAACGCAAACTGACTGTAGAAGTTGAAACTATGGAAAAAGACGCCAAGCTGAAAGATGTACAGCGAGATATTGAAATAGAAAAAGCTCGCAAAGAACTAGAATCATTAAGAAATGTGAGGGCGTTTGAAATAACCGTTGACCCTCCTAATGTCTCATACGAAAACGTAGCCCAAACGCAAATGGATTCCAATGAGAATCAGGATGAGGGATGATTTTTACTACCAGAATAAAAATTAAAAAAGCAAGGAAAATTATACCTCTATCTAAAAAGAAAAGAGTGAGAGAAAAAATAGAATACGCCAGCAAATATCCCCAAAGGATTTGAACTAGTTTCATATGACTTCCTCCTCTCTATTTTTAATTTGATTTTAACAAAAACACGCTGATTAGTAAAGGAATTTAGCGAGAAAAATATGACAGAAAAAGAATTATTGGACCTCCATAAAGTTACTTTACGTGAATTTACCACTAAACAATGGCAAAGAAACGGATTTTTCGACGAAATTAACCGAATTGTCTATATCAATGCTGATTTAAGCTCCGACGAAAGGCGAAAAGTTCTTTTTCACGAACTCGGTCATCTGGAACACTACCGTAGCCTGTATCAAAACGCTCCTTTACTATGTGAAAATGAAGCAAATCGTTACATGATTCAAAATCTGGTAGCCGAAGAAATCGCAGAATATGGAGTTGAAAGTTTTAACAGTATTCGATTTATGGAAAGATATCAATTAAAGACTGTAACTGACGAAGTTATGATTCAAGACGAATTCTATAAACAAGTTAGTAATATGTAAAAATCACCCCAAAATCTCCGATGGCAAACTTTGAGTGGAAAAATCCACTTGTCAGAAAATGACGATATCCGCACTATTGGTGAAGTCGTAGATATTTATAAAGTCTAAAAAATTTTTAAAAGGAGAAACAACATGGGATTGTTTAATTCAAAAAAGGCCACTAATAGCGAGCCTAAAAAATCAAAAGCGCAAATTTATCTTGAAGAAAGAGGAATAACTGACCTTTCTTCAAAAAGTTATAGACAAGTCAATAAAATTGCTTCCGACCTTGCTGGACTTGGTCTTATGAAAGCAGGACTTGCTTTATCATTTACAAAATCTGAAGAGCAAGCAAAAGTTGGTTACTTGTCTGCGCTAGTGGAACAAAATTGGATTTTGATAGAACAAAATCAACAAATTATAAATGAACTTAAAAAGCTAAACGAGGAAAAATTGGAATAATTCGGACAAACAAAAAATCCCCACGCTCTCAAACTTTGGCGAGTCTGAGCGTGAGGAACTTCAATATAAGAAACAACCATTCAAAAGGTCGCTTTCTTATACCCATTTTATCAAAAAAGTGAGGTAAACGCAATGTGGATGGAAGAATTGCCAAACGGCAAATATAAATTTTTTGAGCGCTATAAAGATCCATACACTGAAAAATTAAAAAAAGTCTCAGTTACGATGGAAAAGAAAACACCTCAAGCAAGGAATCAAGCTGCCATCTTGCTGCAGGAAAAGATAAATCAAAAATTGGGAGAAAAACAACATTTTGTTTCTGATATAACTTTTGAAAAACTATATGAAGAATTTGAGGAAAATTGGAAACATGGCGTTAAAAACTCAACCGTCTATGCTTCAAAGAATGTTAAAAAAGAGATTTTAAAGCAGATAGAGGGCGACTATTTAGTTAGAAATATTGATAGACGTTTATTACAAAAAGTGATAGATCAGCTATTACAAGATGGAAAGTCTCATAACTATGTTTCTAAAATTAAGTTCAAACTCAATCAGATAATGAAATTTGCGGTCAGAATGAATTACATCGATACAAATGAAATGCTATTTGTTGAAATGCCTAGAAAGGTAATTACAACTGACGATCTCAGAAAGAAAAATACCAAATACTTAGATCAGAAAGAGTTTAAGTTATTTATTCAAAACTTAAAAGAAGAGGCCCTATGTGATTATCGAATTACAAAGTATATCCGAATCGCTAAAGTTCTTTTCCTTACCGGCATGCGATATGGAGAGCTTGCTGCCTTAAATTACAAAGAGGATATAGATTTTTCTAAAAAGACCATTCACATCAAGCATACATACGATTTCAGACAAAAAGAGAGAACTACACCAAAGACAGTCAAATCTGATAGGGTTATAACAGCACCTCAAAAAGTGTTAGACATTATCAAAGAGCAGATAATAGAGAATGCAACAAATGGATTTGATACAGATTTTATTTTCATCAACACTCTAGGAGAGCCGATAACAAATGTCCGGGTGATTGCAGCCTTGAAAAGACACGGACAGAAAATCGGCATAGATAAGAACATCACTACACATATGTTCAGACACTCCCATATATCCCTACTTGCTGAATTAGGTATCCCCTTGACTGCTATCATGGATAGAGTAGGACATAGCGACTCAAAGACCACGCTAGAGATTTATTCCCATGTCACTCAAAAAATGGTATCAGACATATCTAGCAAGTTAGACAAGATAAAATTTTAAATTCTGCCCCTCGGCTGCCCCTTTTCCTTACACAAGACAAACAAAAGCCCCTTAAAGTGTTGATATTAAAGGGCTTTTTAAGTGCACGAAAAAAGAGCACACAATTCACTTCGCTTAGGGCTGCTGGATTCCTCCCCTGACCCGCTTCACGCAGAACTGTTGCTCCATTAGTTATTATACCACATTCCCAAAGATTTTAAAAGAGAAATTATTTTTTCCGTCGATTTCTAAAAAATTCCTGCATAATACCTGCACATTCACTCTCTAAAATCCCCGTCTCAACATCCACACGATGATTAAGACGCTCGTCTGTCAAGATATCATACAGACTTCCAGCTGCACCAAATTTCTGATTTTTAGCCCCATAAACTACCTTAGGGATACGAGCAAGCCCAATCGCCCCGCTACACATCACACAAGGCTCAATGGTCACAAAAAGCGTGCAATCCAGTAAGCGCCAGCTCTCCTCTCTCAAGTTCGCATCCTCTATAGCCATAATCTCCGCATGCATGATCGCACGTTGCAACTCCTCGCGGGCATTGTGGCCCCTACCAATGATTTCTCCATCCTTTACAATTACGCAACCTATTGGGATTTCATCATGCTCTAAAGCAACCTCCGCCTCCTTTAAGGCCTCTCTCATAAATGCTTCTTTTTCTTCAACTGTATAATCCATAACATCTCTCTTTTCTCGCCTATCAATTCTATCATTATAGCATGTTTTCTTAGATAAAAAAAGAGCTCTATAATATTTGCAGTAACTAACTTTAGATATTATTCAATCTCTGGTTTGTAGAAATAATGTTATAAAAAGAGTATAATAGTAGCAAAATTTAGAGAAACACTAGAAATCATGAACTGAGAGTAATGGAGACAACTGATACAGAATGTCCAGATCTGTCGGAAGATTTTTAACTATAAGTCTCCAAGAGATGATTATCCTGAGATTTAAATAATAAACAAGATG